AGGAGTTATACTTTTAATTAAGTTTACAAGTTAAACTTTTTCAAATGGTCTTCTGTTATGATAATAAACTCATAACCTTTTTTATTACACCAAGATATCATAGTTTCCCATTTGGTCTTATTTTTATAAGCCATTTTTAAGTCATATTCAAAATTTTTTAACTTCTTCATTCCAGACTCTGGTACATTTAATCTACCTTCATTTAAATCTTGAACCATTTTATACTCTTTCATTGGTTTAACTTCAACAACTACTTGTTTTAGAACTCCATTTATTCTCATTTCATAATAGAAGTCTGGATAATAACAATGTTCTTTTACTTTGGAATCTCCATTATCAAAGTGTGTCATTTGATAAGGTATTCTCATACACTCAGCTCCCCATTTTGTAATGTTGTTATTATGGTCTAACCAAGTCATTATTTTCTTTTCCCAAGAGCTTCTAAAATAAACACCACCTTGTGTATTTAATTTAAGTACTTTGTCTTTGTTTTTAGGAATATAGTTACCTTGATTATAATTCTTATTATTCGGTTTTGAGTTTAACATATATTTATATATAATAAAAATTAATCTCTGATATGGGTGTTTTAAATGAACTAGTGAATTATCAAGTGAAAGTTGAGGGTGGTGATAAAGCATCCAACTTCAAAATCAACTGTTTATACTTTTTCAAAAAGTATAGAAAAAGTGATAAGTTTGTTGAAAGAATACCGGTTGCTAAATTAAGAACTGGTGGATTTTATTTTCTTCACTATTTAGATGATTCTAACTGGATAAAATGGTCTCCAATATTCGCAGTTAGTGTGAAAAGATTTGATAACTTAATTATACTTTATGCTATCAATCTAAATTTTATTCCTATTGAGGTAAGAGTTAGAATATTTGATAAGCTGTTTAGTGCAAAAGATTTTCAAGGATCATCACCTGGAGATCCTTGGAAAAAAGATATTTATTCGAGAAAATTTAAATTTGAAACTATTTATAAAGAATTAGTTAAATATAAACTACAATATTCAGTAATGGAATTTAATGTAGCTCAAATAAAAATAGCTCATAAAATACATTTATCGGAATTACCTAAGTTTCTATACTCACAACACCCTAAGAACAAATATGATCCTAAGAAACTAATTCAGATATGGAATAAGAAAGCTAAGGATAGTAACGCAAGAGATAGAGAAATGTCTCAATTAGTAGTAAATGAGATGTATGATATAGGAAAAGAGATATCAGATAAGTATGTTATACTAAAAGACCATATTAAAAGACTACAATCTAGTTTTAAAAAATATGGTGGAAAATAATTAATATATAGTATATAAAATTATTATTAGATATGATTAAAAACTGGGATAAATTTAATGAAGGTTGGTTTAGTAAAAAGGAAAGTGAAAGTGACTTAATACCAAAGGGTTTCATGTCATCTACTGGTAGACCATCAGCTGAAGAATCTGAAAGAATGCTAAAGGACTTAGATAAAATAAGTTCAAAAATTGAGCCTAAGGTTGATTCTGATTTTATGCAAGAAATATCTGATAGATTATACGGACCAGATTCAGAAGAATATATCAAAGCTCTTAAAGAATTAAATATGTCATTCAAACCTAGACAAGGAAGATATGGAAGTCAATTATATGATCCATTAAATCATGAAAAAAATAATAAAAGACAACAAGAAGTTATCAATAAAATAGGTGATAAGTAATAGAATACTGACTACTATTGACTTTGAAGGGACTTACCAAATTTAATATATAATATAAATTTTATAATTTTTAATGGCTACATATAATTCATTTGGACAAAACAACAGTAATAGTAATTTTAACACGAATTCGGCAGTTGAAAACAAAGGTCTTTTCAGTAGAATACTAAGAGGTTTATCATCATATGGTATGAACTATGATGATATGATTGTTAGAAATCAAGTGGGTGTTGGTATTAATGAAGATCCATATTCAGCTAGAGGAAACTCAATGTATGATTTCTTTTCACAAAGAGCTGTAGCTTCAGTTTTAAATAGAAAATCTATTCCTTACTTAGATAAGGCTTATGCTGATAAAAGAAGAATTCTTAGAGAATATTCTATTAAAGATGAATTAAGAGATTTTATAAGTTCACTAGCAGATGAATGTATCGTGTATTCAGATGATAATGATTTTTGCTCACCTAAAGCTCTTTCTAATGATTATCCACAAGAGGTTCAAGATAAATACCAAGAATATTTTGAAAAGATATATAACAAATTTGGATTCTCTGATAGTATCACCGCTTGGATGATGATAAAAGATTTCTTAATAGATGGATATGTAGCTGTTGAGATTATTTATGATGACAAAAAGAAAAATATTATTGGATTTAATAGATTAAGACCGGAAACATTAGTTCCAGCATTTGAACCTAATATTGGTCATCTTTGGATTCAATTTCCAGAAGATCCTCAACTGAGAAGAATATTTTTAGATTCTCAAATAGTTTATATTTCATATTCTACACAAAATGATTATTCAGAAACATCTTATGTTGAAGGTTTAATTAAACCATATAATCAATTAAAGATTCTTGAGCAAACAAGAATTATGTTTAATATAATTAACGCTACAATTTATCAAAAGTTTACTATTCCTATTAAAGGTATGTCTCGTCAAAGAGCTGAAGAACAAATCGGTCAATTAATTCATGATTACTCAGAGGAAGTTGAATGGGATGAATCATTAGGAACTTTAACAATGAACGGTTCTAAACACTTACCATATAATAAGCAAATCTGGTTCCCAGAGGGTGACGCAGGTACACCAAATATGGAACTAGTGTCACCAACAGGACATGATTTAAATGATGAAACTATGTTATCTTGGTTCTATAAGTCATTAAAGAGAGCTTCTAGAATACCTATGAATAGATTTGAAGCTGAGAATGGTGGTGGTAATTTAGTAACAGATGCTGCTGAGATGACAAGAGATGAGATTAAATTTTATAATTTCATAAATAGAATAAGAGCTAACTTTAAAGAGTTAATAGTTAAACCAATTAAATTACAAATGTTAATTGAGTTTCCTGAGTTAAAGCAAGATGAAAGATTTATAAATGAAGTAGATATTAAATTCAACTCAAATCAAGTATTTGAAGAATGGAAGAAGATAGGTAATCTAGCTAAGAAATCTGAAATAGTTGGAACATTATTAGGTGTAATGAATGGTGAGAAACCTTACTTCCATATTGAATGGATTATGGATAGAATATTCAAATTAACACCAGAAGAAAAAGCTGAGAATCAAAAATATTGGGCTAAAGACGCTGGAGCAGTAGCAGCAGGAGCCGAAGGTCAAGCAGCACCAGAAGGTGAAGCAGCCGAAGGTCAAGCAACGCCAGAAGGTGGCGGAGAAGCTCAAGCAGCACCAGAAGCTCAAGCAGCACCAGAAGCTCAAGCAGCACCAGAAGCACCAGCTGAGGGCGGAGAATTCGAATTCTAAAATGTTATTAAAAAAATTAAACCTTTCAAATCTGAAAGGTTTTTTTATGCGGCTTGTTTTGGAAAACTTATATAGAAATATATCATTGAGTCAGATGCTTTATAATAGTCTAATGTGAAATCAATATCGGCATCTATTAATGATTGTATAGTCTTACCATATTCTGTATTCAATGATTCTATTCTAACTTCTAAACTAAGAACATCTTGACCTTTTATAGTAAATAAAATCTCCTTTATAAGAAATGATATTTTTTTTATTTCAACAAGATGACCAGATTGTTCTAATAGACCATAAATAGGATTTTGTGCAGAGTTTATATCTTCAATAAGATATTCTATTTTCTTTCCTTCTAATATAGATGATAATTTAATTTCTCTTTTGAATTGTGTCCAATTTGAAAATGTACTTAAAATAGGTTCAAAATCAGAAATTTTAGAATCTTCTGGTATATTGACCTTTATTCTTTTAGTTATCATTTATTATTTTATCTTTCTTAGATATATTATCTACTCCATATTTTTCCATAAGAGTATTTTGCATTTTTGAAAGAACTTTTTTATTCTGAATTGGATAATCAACACCAAAGTTTTCTCTTAGTGTTTTCTTTCTTTTAACTTCTGAACATTTTCTACAATAGTATTCACCCCATTTATTATCATACTTAACATAGTTTTTGAATATTACTTGTTTCTCAACACCACAACCATCACACTGACAATTTATTTTATAATGAGACCCTTTAGACATTAATTCAATAGGAATTACTATTTCTTCACCTATGGTGACATCATATCCTAAATCATCATAATATTGATAATTAGATTCATTTATTTTAATATTTATCTCTCTAGTTAGGATCATAAAAAACCACTCAATTTCTTTATTTATTAAAAATGGACTTCTTCCTCCCATGTCTCACTAAACATTTTATTTATCAGATGTCTTGAAAAACTATAAAAAATCCACCTTTGATTTATTTAGATAATTGGGTCATAATATATACTACACGACAAAAAATAAATTATTTTAAATGAAACCAGTTTTAATTGTAGAAAATTCAACTACATCTCTTATTAGAGAGAGTAGCACTGGTAAGAAGGACTATATAATGGGTGGAACATTCACAGAATTCGGAATAAAAAACCGTAATGAAAGAGTATACACTGCTGATAAATTTCTTCCTGCTTTAGAAGAACTCAATGAAAGAATGAACACACTTGGTGCTGTTTATGGTGAGTTTGATCATCCAGATGTATTTGATACATCACTTTCAAGAGCTTCTCACATAATCACGAAAGCTGATTATGTAAAAGAATCTAACCTAATTTCAGGTGAGATTAGATTACTAAGTACTTACTGGGGTAAAGAGGCTAAATCATTAGTAGATGATGGATGTCCTGTATTCGTTTCTTCAAGAGCGGCAGGTATCACAGAAGCTGATGGTTCAGTTGCATTAAAGAAATTATTCACTTATGATATTGTTGCTGACCCAGGGTTTGCATCAGCTAAAATGAGTGTAAAAGTTCTTAATGAATCTTTAGGATACACAAACCCAAAATCTAACTTCAGGATATATGAAATGTCCGATGAGTCAAAAATTAACGAATTATTTAACATGAATAAAAGTGATTATGTTACAAAACAACAATTAACCGACTACTCTAAGTACTTAGTTAATGAACTAGCTTCTACTAAGAAAGAAGTTAAAGGCGCAATTTCTAAAGGCAATATGAATCCTAAGAAATTAGAGCAACTATTAGAATACTATGAAGAATTAAATACAACTAATTCTCAAGTAGTTAAATATTTAGATTATTTAGCTGAGAAGTTTCAAGTTATGGTTAATGAAAATAAATCATTAAAAGAAACTGCTGATAAACTAATTAAACACAATGACTATCTAGCTGAAAGTCTTGAAAAATCAATCAACTATTCTGAATATTTAGGTGAGAACTTAGATAAGAATATTGCTTACTCTGAATACTTAGCTGAAAGCTTAGATAAGAACATTTCTTATTCTGAATACATCGCTGAAAATTTAGATAAGAATATTGCTTATTCTGAATACATCGCTGAAAATTTAGATAAAAACATTGCTTATTCTGAATATATCGCTGAAAATTTAGATAAGAACATTTCTTATTCTGAATATTTAGCTGAGCATGTTGATAATTCAATTGCTTATTCTGAATATTTAGCTGAACATGTTGAAGGTAACATCGCTTACTCTGAATACATCGCTGAACATTTAGATGACAATATTGCTTACTCAGAATATGTTGCTGAAAATCTTGATAAATCAATTTCTTACCAAGGAATGATTGTTGAAAGATTAAACAGTTCTAAATTAAATGAATCAATGGGTAGAGAAGAGGAATTTCCTGGTCTTGATGCTGCTGGTTTTGAAGTTGTAGAAAATGAAAAGGAAGAAGAAGTATATGCTAATCCAATGAATCAAGAAGTGAATGGTATTGCACCAGCTCATGAAGAAGAATCTTATAATAAAGAAGAAGAAAATAAAGAAGAAGAAAATAAAGAAGAAGAAAATAAAGAAGAAGAAGTTTATAGTATGAACTCTGAATCTGAATTATCTGAATCTATTAATAAATTAATTGAAGAAGCTAAAAAACGTAAGGTTTCTGAAACAACTGACTTGAATTTTTTAAAGTTCTTAAACAAGTCACAAGTTAACAGCTTTTATGCACTATCAGATGAAGAACAGGAAACTGTTAAATTTCACATAAACGAAAGAAGTTATTTCACACAGAAAGAAGTACTTACTCTGATATCTGAAGCGTTATCTACAAAGAATGAATCTCTTGAAGAAAGAGTAATCAGATTGATGCCTGAAAACATTAAGCCAATCTGGGAACAGTTAAGTGAATCTTCTAAAAAATCTGCGCTTTCACAAGCTAGATTATATCCTGAAGATGTATTAAAAACTGAAAACCAAGTTGAACATTTCTGGTTAACTAGAAATTTCAAGAAAAATGAATCTGTAACTAAAAAGTTAGTAGCTCACGAAAGTTTAATTCAAGAAGATAAACTTTCTGACAAAGATGTTACTGCAATTATGGAAAGATTCAAAAACATCTAATCTATAAAAAATCCACTCTTATAAAATAAGAGTTTTAACAGGAGAATATATAGATCATAAAAAAAAATAAATAAATAATATGTCACACATTAGAATAGACAAACAAAAAGCAGTTAAGAAATGGGCTCCAGTATTAGAGAACATGGGAGTAACTGGCGAAAGAGCTGAATGGATGGCTGAATATGCTGAATTTCACTCAATCAATGAAAATGCGTATGTAAACGCATCAAACGTAGGCGGTATGGGAGCAGTATTAAACCCAGTACTTGGCGCAAATAACCTACCTGGAACAACAAATGGTTTAGGATGGTCAAACGGCGGTGGTTTCGCAGGTTCAGGAGATGTAGGTCAAAACTTACTTCCAGTAGCTATGAAAATTGCAGCTCAAACAATCGGTTTAGATTTAGTAGCTGTAAAACCAACTCCAGGTCCAAAAATTGACTTACTTTATATTGATTTTCAATATGATGATACAGTTTCTAACGAAAGACCTCAGGTTTTCAAAGTTGGTGCAGATAATATCATAGCTATCAACACTGCTTTAACAGCTGCTTTAACAGCAACGGGTATTAGACAAAATTCAGGTGGTTTACAAAACGGTAGATTATGGACTGCATTAAATGGTACAGTTCAAGCAGCTGCGGCAACATTCAATGGAGCTGGTTACTTATCAGGAGCTACTACTGATTCAACTTTCACATCTAAAGCAGGTGTAGTTGAATTTTTAGGTTTCTCTCGTATTGACGGACAACCTATGTTCAAAGCTTACAGACAAGCTAATACAGCTGGTCAGTTAAATTACTTTGCGTATGATGCTACATTAAACACATTTGGTTCTACTCAGGCTTTAACTTTTGATGTTCAAAGAATTGCTGGTGTAACTGTATCTAACGTTACAATCAATTTAATTTCAGCTTTAGAAGATCATATCCCAGGTTTCTCATCAAACTTTTCAATGACTACTGCTGGAAACGCAGGTTATGCACAAGGTGCTTACCCAATGGGTAGAGATACTGATGATAACTCATATTCTGGTGTTATCGGACCAAAAATTTCTTCTAAGACTATTGCAGTTGGTACTATTGAAGTATCTTCAGCTCTAAGAAGAACTGAAATTGAAGATATCAAAGCTAATACAGGTATGGATATCGTTCAAAAAATGGAGTCAATCCTTGTTAACGAATTATCTCAAACAATCTCTAAACAAATTGTTGCTAAGATTTTCGAAATGGGTGCTCTAAACGCTACTAACGCTCCAGTTTCTCCGGTTGGAGGTGGTTTAACTATCTTTGACTTAGACACATCTTATGTTACTTCAGGTCCTGGTGGTGAAACTACACACGCTGTTCAACGTAAATTAGTTACTAAGATTGCTCACGCATCTAACTACATTGCAACTGAAGGACGTGTTGGTCCAGCTCAATACCTTATCACTAATGGAGGTCTTGCTGCAGCTTTATCTGATATCTCTGGTTACACAGTTAATCCAGTTAAATCTAAGATGAACTCTCAAGGTCAACTTTACCCAGTAGGTTCTATTGGAGATATTTCAATCTATGTTGATCCATATATGAAGTATAATGACAACAGAATCGTTCTTGGTAGAAAGAACAATCCTGACCAACCAGGTATCATTTTCGTACCTTATTTAATGGCTCAGTCTATCTCTGTAATTTCTGAAGCGACTTTCGCACCAAGAATGTTACTAAGATCAAGATATGCAGTTGCTGAAGTGGGTTGGTATCCTCAAAAACAATTTATGACTATTACAGTTACTGACGATGCTCAGTACCTTAACTAATCATAAAATGATTATAACTTTGAAAAAAGACTCTTCGGAGTCTTTTTTCTTTTTAAATAATTAATATATACAATATGAAACATATTAATAATTTCAAATTATATTTAGAATCAAAAAAGGATAAATTCCCTAATATACAAAAGAAAGAAATAGATGGATTTATTGTTTATATCGGTAAAGATTCTAAATCAAATGATTATCTAACATTTAATATGTCTGATAATGATGATATATGGATGCATGTAAAAGGTGTACCAGGTAGTCATGTTGTAGTTAAAACAAAAGAAATATCATCAACTAAAGAAATGTCTATACCCTCTAAAGAAATTTTAAGAAAAGCTGCAGAATTAGCTAAAAAGAACAGCAAGGCCCCAAAAGATGAAAAATCAACAGTTGTTTATTGTCAAAGAAAGTTTGTTAAGAAAGAAAAAGGAATGAATGATGGTCAAGTTAAAATAGATTATGTTAATTCCTACGAAATTATAATTTAATATTTAATATATACTCTAATAAAATTACTATAGAAATGGCAGATCAAACACCAGAAGGAATTAAAATGATATTTACTGAAGAATTCTATAACATTCTTAAGAAATTAGAAGCTGAAAATAATTATTTAGCCTTTGAATTACTTTGGATGATTGAACCAGGTTCTAAATTTCACAATGGATTAAAAATATCAAAAGTAGATGTATCTAAACAAGATTGGTCATTTGATGTAACAGTAGATGGTAAAGTTATTCCTATGAAAATAGGCAAATTTGTGAGATATTATTTCTCAGGAATAATAAGTGATAAAGAAGCTAGTGAATTTTCAATATTATATAATAAAATAAGAAAAGGAGTACCTGTTCAACCAGGAAATCAAATTGAAATTAAAGAATTTTCTTATAATCCAAAAGATGTTAGGTCTACATTCCTTTCTTTAGTTACTAAAACATATCCACACGGACATGAAGATGAAGTTCTTAAATTCTTACCTTCTTTACAAAAAGATGAAGTAGGAAACTATTATAAAATAATAGGTAAAACTCCACAAACAATGTTTACATCTCACTTAGACACAGCTGATAGAGTACAAAAAGATACTAAATTATTCTCTATAATTGAGAATGATGAAGAATACATTGTAACAGACGAAAGCACCATATTAGGATCTGATGATAAATCTGGTGTAGCAGTAATGTTATATATGATGTCACATAATATACCAGGTCTTTATTACTTCTTTATAGGAGAAGAAAGAGGTGGAATAGGTTCAAATAAACTATCACTAATATATGATAAAGTTTCTTATCTAAAAGAAATCAAAAGATGTGTTTCATTTGATAGAAGAAATTATCACTCAGTTATTACTTCACAATTAGGAAGAAGATGTTGTTCTGATGAATTTGGAACAGCTTTATGTAAAGAATATAACAAAAATGGACTAGATTTATCATTAGATCCTACAGGAATATACACAGATTCAGCATCATTTATAGATGATATTAGAGAATGTACCAATATATCAGTAGGTTATTTTCATGAACATACGGGTCAAGAATATCAAAATATGAATTATCTTATCTCATTATGTGAGGCTTCTATAAAAGTTAATTGGAATTCATTACCAACAATAAGAAAGGTTGGTATAAATCAAGAAATTATACAAAAACATAAAGGGCTAATCGCTGATGTTAAATCAACAGTATTTGAATTAGAAGTTAAAATGATTGGAGATAGTGGAAAAGTCTTTATAAGAGTAGATTTAGATGATTCCGATATAGAATCAATATCTGATGGATTATCATCATTAAAATCACTACTAATGAAGTATAAAATGGATCCAGATATTATGTTTGATGGAACATATCTAAAAATTGAATTAAAATAATATGAAACTAAAGAATTATAAAGAACTATTCGAAGAATACGAAGATAATGATGATGATGAATCATATTATAATGATGATGATTATCTTTTTGGTAGACCAAGTCACTCCAAAAAAGGAACTGAAGAAGATGATGATGATGATGAACAAATAGGAGATTCAGATATGGATAACCTTCTTTATTTATTAAGAACTATGTTCAAGAATAAAGGTATTAAAGATGTTTATGTTGACCATGAGGAACTAGATATAACAATATCAGTTACTATGGGCCGTAAAGAAAAGATTGAATCAATTATGAATGTTTTTGATACAGCTAAAAGATTGAAAAGAGATATTCTTCCTCAATATGATTCAGAATTTGAAATGTGGGAAACTAAAGATGGTAAACCACTTCTAGTATTTAACTTCTATTACGAAGAAGGATTAAAAGATGATGATGATGCTCCTTTCTAATTTATTTTTAAACTTTTTTGACTTTTAGAATATTATATATATCACAACAACACTTGGGGATGTTTTAGAATCGATTAATAGAGTGGTGGTAGTTATGCAGGTATCGGGTGGTTAAGTGTCCGATTAATAAATTAAGTAACACGTCGTAAATGGCAAAACAAATGAAGTAGGAACTCGTGAAGATTTAGTAGCGGCTCTACAAAACAACATGATCTCTGTAGAAGATCTAGCGACTGTTTAATCAGTACTATCAAAAAAGACTACAAACTGATTCACACAGGATAAAAAAGGTGAGACCATTTTTTGTAACTTTTTAGAGTCTATCCAAAAAAGTATCTATTTTGTTAGTTTAGAAAAATTAACTAAGCTTGTAAACGAATAATTATAAACAACTATTAAGACATCGGTGGCAGAACCGTTCATCTCCACAAGAAAAAACCCACATTTTATTGTGGGTTTTTTATTTTATCTTTTTTAATATCTCTGTTAATCTTGCTACACAATGGTTGTAAATTGACATAGTGACATAACTCATGAAATTCTTCTTCCGTTTTAGATGATGAGATAGGTATAATATGATCTATATCCCATCCATATCTCAATTCACCATTATACTTACCGTAATTATCCCAACTCATCCAGGGTTCGAATTTAGATTCTATGTAAACTTTAAGTTCTTCTAAAGAACATCCTAAATTATTCAAAAAGTGAATATTTTTTATATTGAATCTTTTAATACATTTATTTATTCTTCTCGAATAGGCAATTCT